GGCTTGATGCGTTAGGGCAAAAGGAATACGGGAGGTTGGCTACTGTTATTGTCATGGGTTAATGTCTCATAGTTATACAGGGGCATGCCAGGAACCACTAACAGAGGGTGGATAAAAACCGTAGCCAGAATATTGGTCAAGAGTACCATCCCAAATCCAGTTTGCTACTGGTGGGCTACCGATAAGTCCGTCTACTCCTTCTGTTACTGACTTGGCTTGTGAAAGGTTTCTATATATATAATGCGTATATACACACCCGCCAACATACGGGCAATATAATGGGGTATCCCCATACCATATCTCATTATATAAAGCACGATAATAACTATTTACAGAATATGGCTTGCCTGTTGGATATTTTACCCATTTACCATTTGGGTTTGATGGACTTCTAATATCTGATTGCGGCGGATCGTTTTGATTTAAGCTAGACGGATTTGTATCAATCGCCCAATAATCCTCAAAATCAACACTTGCATAGTCACCCATTAAATAAGATACTGCTGCATTCCAGCTAGTCCCACCACCCGTATAAGGTTGCATAGTATCCGCCCAAAACCCTATAAAGTAAGGCGTGCCGTTAATATTTAGACCTATCCCACCTTGAGCTACACCAGTTCCTATTGGAATACCACCCTGTGCGCTTGGGCGCTTTCTTACAATAGCCCCTTCGCCCTTGGTTTCCACATAGCTATTCTTCTGACGTGCATCTTTATCAGGTGCACCAGTGCGGGTCTTTAAGTCGGTTGGGAGAGGAATTCTCATAGTGTTATGGTTTGAACAAGCGTAAATGCTGCGTTGTAACTTTTCATCACGTCAGCGTTAATCATAAATACCAGCGAATTATTAGCTATACTCCCTTGGGCTTGCCCTGTTGAAGTAGCTAAAACACTGTTAGCCGATGGCCTCTTAAACACCATTTCACCATCCACAAACGAATTGACAAGTTTGGCATCTTTAGTAGCTGTGCCGTCACGTGTTTCTAAATCTGTTTGGAGAGGTATTCTCATTTTTAAGCAGTATAAGAATTAGCTGTATATCTACCAATTGATGTAGGCATACCCAACAAGTTAATATTGAGGTTTGAACGCTTCCACTTACGCAAGCTAAGTGCTGCTTTTTGTTTAATCTGATTGTAGGCAGGGTTAGGGACGTTGTAACTATCTAGCAGCTCCATTGCTAGATTGTCAATGAGCGCTTTTTCCAAGCCCATTGGAAGCACCAACGTGGTTGATAGTGTCATTGAACTAAATCCAGCTAACGGCACTTGGCGAACCCATAGATGTAATTCAGCGCCATTACTCGCAGGCCATAAGTAAAGCGTACCTAGATTCGTTACAGGGTCTTGGTTATACCAGCACTTTGTCGGGTAGCCTTGATTACTCTTTACCGGCTGCGAGTTGTATTCTTCAAATGAAGCAGCTAACCCTATCAGAAAATCAACACCACCCAAGCGGCAGAATGAAGCCTCTTCTAACCTCTGAGGCATTGGCATGACCACTGCGCCGGTTGCTCCGATTGTAAATGATTGCGTTCCTGCTGTAGGGGTGTAGATATACTCTTTTAGTCCAATTGTTGCTTGTGGGTCAAGTTGCCAATGGTCTAATAGATATTGAAGGGTTTCAAGCGCCAAGTTTAAATCTGTAGTTGCAGGCGTAGAGCTTGCATCGTCGTTTAAGATTAACCCAAGAGCATAGGTGCAGACTTGTTGTGCTGTAGCCATAAGGCCTCCTTATAAGATGCTTTACACTGCCCCAGAAGAGGCAGGATGAAACACACTACTGAGGGCTAGACAAGCCGATGTTCTCGACCTTCCATGCAATCAGTGTTGTTGCAGTTGCAGCAGCAGTGCCGTAGATCGTAAACGAGCCAGCAGCAGCCACGATACGCTCAACACGAAGCAAAGTACCATCAGCGGCAGCTTGTGACACATAAGCTGTGATGTGGCTAGAAGCATTCACCAACTCGTTAGTGATAACGATTGATACCGCGGCAGCAGCTACAGCACAAATGCCGGAATACACGTTTGCAGTAACCGCGCCCGTCGTTGTTGATGCTACAGTAGAAACAGCAGCTAAACCTTGAGCAACTAATGCAGACTCTTCACCTGATGTCAAGTTTACTACTGTACCAGCTAGATACCCTTTGTAACCCTTTGAACCCAATAAAACGGCCATGATAATTCCTTTCAAGTTAAGGGGCGTTAGCCCCTATTGATTACACGTTATAGATTTTTGTGGCAAGTTCAGCGTAAGTAGCAGCCCAACCAAATAGAACGTCAATACGGGTGATGTAGTTATCGTTAACACCATCGTAGAAAGTAGTCGTTTTAACTGTGAAACCATCCTCTGACAGTTGGGAAACGTCAACCACTCCCTTATTGCCTGGAGGTGTCCACATTGGAACCATAGCCAAGGTGAACGCATCTTCATGGAAAGCATACGATGAACCGTAGCTAGTTGAAGCTGCGCCCTGAATGACGTACGGGCTACCAGTAGTAGGTGATGCTGTTACGTTCTGGAATGCGCCGGTAACGACCAATGCTGGGCTAACAGGTATTGATGTCGCGCCTGCCGATACGTCAGCAGTCACTACAAACTGAGCCAGTACGCCGGTGCTTTGACGTGATTGAGGGTTAACTGCAAATACACCAGGCAGAGTGATTACAGTACCTTTGGTCAGCGTACCACCAGCTACAGCAACAACAGTTATAGCGGAACCAGTTTGACTAGCGCCGTTGATGTTGGTAGCAGTTGCAGCACCGTTAGAATGACCAACAGCATTTTGATCCATACTGATCTTAAAGCCAAGCGCGTCAACCATCGCACCAGACTTATACTGGCTGGAGATTGTCTGACTTGGATTAAACAGACCAGCCAATCCAGCAACAGCAGAAGAGTTCATTGCTGGGTTCAAGATCATGATTCGGTTGTTGTCATCAGGAGCAGCCATTTCGTTCAAACGGCGACCTGCATCAGTAAAGATTTGGGTAGCAGCCAATTGAGTAGCTGGGATAGTACCGGCAGCGTTAGTCAAGTTGAAAACGTTATCGTGTGCCATTTGCAGGCCTTGACGGTCAATCTCGTTAATCACAGCAGCGGCAGCGGCTTCAATCTTCTTTTCAACTTGCTGTAGATACAAGCTACGCTCAACAGTGTTGAAGTTAAGATCAGTACCACCTTGGCTTACTGTCAATGGGATTGTGGTTTCAACAGTTGCTTGAGGAACAGCAACACGACCAGCACGATAGTTATAACGTGGAGGCTTTTTGATGTTGATTGTTGCGCCTGGTGAATAACCACGTGATTGATTACCTGAGAATTCATCTTCCCAAGTGCGGTTTACACCCTTCATGAACTTGTTTGTGTTCTTTAGGATAGCCAAGACTTCTCGGCTGATAATACTGCACGTTACTAAAGTATTTGACATGATTATTACCTTTCAAAAGTTTTAAAATTAACCTCTAGCCCAACGTGCGCCGTTTTTTGCTCTGTATTCCGCATACTCACTAACGCTCATCTTGCTAAGGTCTGGTTCTGATTTAGTTCTGCCTTTCCCTACAACATCCGCAGGGGCCGGCGCTTGGCTAACTTTTGGCGGAGAACTCAGCTTTTGTTCTAACTTATCAATCGCTTTAATCTGTGCCACTGGCGACATTTTGGCAATTGCATCGGCTTCTTTAAGGTTTTGACCTAAATAATATGCAATCTCACCCCCAATATCTGACTCACCTAGCGCGTCACGCATTGCCACAGTGATAGTCATTTTCGGGTTAGTTACTACATCCTCGAAATCATCATACTTATCCGCAGCTTTTAAAAGATTATCGCGGGCTTTAGATTCATAGGAATGCTGACTTTCTTCTTGCTGTTTACGCGCAGATTTTTCCTGCATATCAGCTAGTTTCTTGTCAACCTTCCAATCTGTCAGCTTATCGAGATATTCCTCATAAGTTTTAAACTGTTCTGGCTTTGGTTCTCCGCTTTGTTCGGGCGCTTGCCTTGGCTGATATTGTTCGAGCTTTTCTTTCAAAAACCCGTTTTCAACTTCTGCCCTTACATTACGCTCGATCTTGCGTTGTTCTCTAGAAAGTCGTCTTTGAACTGCATCATC